ATAGCTTGGCAATTACATCAATTACGAAAGCATTTGCGAAAGGGGGGTTAATGATTGCAACCGATATGTTTTTTGATTTTGACGGCAAGGCGTATGACCCGGCGCTTGATAAAGAACGATTATCAAAGCAGATTGGCAGAGTTTACGAATGTATGCTATCCGGGCAATGGCGGACACTGCATGAAATATCAATGATAACGGGCGCGCCGGAATCATCAGTATCAGCGCAATTACGGAATTTAAGGAAGCGGAGATTTGGCGGAATGATAATAAGCAAGAGGCGGCGGGGCGAGCCGAAGCAGGGGTTGTGGGAATATCAGTTATTGGCAGGTTATCCAAAGGAAGATAAATGAAATTAAAATTATGCCCGATTATAAAAACAGCACGATTGCATGGTTATCCTGCCCGATGCTGGATAGCTGAAAAATATCAATCTATATTAAATAAAAAACCAGAGCAATTTCTCGCGTGGGCTTTAAAAATATATCGTATGAAAAAAAGGGGGATTAAATGAAAAGGATTATGATTGCATTGCTGGCGGTAGTTTTATCAGTCGGGTATGTTATGGCAAAGGAAAAGGTAAAAGTAAAAACAGACGCAGAACAGCTTATTGAATGGCAGACAGAACGGGACAAGTATCAATCGGACATTAAGACGTATGAAACAGCGATACAGAATATTAAATATCGCATAGCGCAGTTGACCGCATTGATTGATTATCTTGCTACGAAAGAAGCAGAAAAAAAGAAATGAGAATCTTCGGCTTAATTCTATTTTGTTTATTAATATCATTCGTCGGGTGCATAGCATTTCACTACTGCATATATTTTGAAGTAAAGGGGGCTGATAAAGTGAAAAAAGAATCAATGAGCAAGGCGTGGGCGTATCAAATATTAAAGCAGGCATATCCGGTGCATATACAGGACTGGATGACTTTTGATATATGCGAGGCATTATTTGTTATGGGGTACAAGGGTGATTCAATAGCAACAGAGGTGAATGAATTTATTAAAAATTTGCAGGATAAGGGGGTATCATGGTAAAATGGATTTGGGATATTGACGAAAGAAAATGTATCAATATATCGGCGATGGATATGCTTGTAATCCATAAATTAGAGCAGGATGAAAAATACACTTTATATGCAAGTCTTAAGGGGAAGGAAGAAGTCATTATTCCGATTGTGCGCTCATCAAACATCGGAATACTTAAAGATAAAATACGAACTATTATTGCGGAGGGGTAAAAATAAAACTTGACTTTTAATACCATAATGTTATAATAGTATTATAAGTGGAAAATATTATATTTAATTCTCATGAAAAGAATCTTGCCGGGACTGGCGGGATTCTTTTTTTATTTGAACTATGAGTGAATCTGAAATAAAAGAAGTAGTATTTCAAGGGAATCTATCACAAAATAGAAACCCTATCACCTTTGATAAATATGATGACGGCGCAGATGCTATTATCCATATACCAAAAATTGAAGAAATCGCCGCATATAGACTTGCTACAATGCGCAATAAAAGACTTGAATTTCATGTAAGGGTTATAAGCAATGAAATTAAAGAAAAAGTTTAAAAAAAAAACAGGCAACTTTCACTTGCTCAAGAAAAGTTTTGCAGATTATTCACCAGTGATTCAGAATTTTATGGTAATGGTGTACAATCCTACATTGAGGCATACGGGGTTAATACCAGCTTGCCCGGTACGTATAATGCCGCAAAAACTGCCGCATATAAACAGCTTACATATAGTTACATTTGCGATAGAATCAATGAATTGCTTGAAGAGGGCGGCTTAAATGATCAGTTTGTTGATAAACAGTTACTTAAACTTATTACGCAAGACGCAGACTTTCACGCAAAGCGGGGGGCAATCACTGAATACAATAAACTTAAAAAAAGGATTTCTGATAAACTTGCTCTTACTGGCAATCTTATTGTTACCTTTGACAAACAAGATGAGCGACTTTAAAAAAACTCCAAAACAAATTGAAGCAATAAATCTTATTGCTAACAATACGACAACCTTGCTTGAGGGCGGTGGTCGGTCGGGTAAGACTGTTATTGCTATACGTACAGAGATTGTAAGAGCATTACATTTTCCTAATACATGGCATATTGCTTTACGATTACGATTTAATCATGCTAAAAACTCACTATGGTTAAAAACCGTGCCAGATGTGTTACGTTTAATGGATATACGGGGATTGGCAAGACAAAATAATTCTGATTATTATCTTGCTTTTCCTAACGGTTCAAAATTATTAGTTGCAGGGCTTGATGACAAAGAACGAGTAGAGAAAATACTCGGCAATGAATATGCGACAATATTTATAAACGAAGCACATCAGATAACCTTTGAATCATACGAAACAGTAAGAACAAGATTAAACCCGCCGAAAGGAATCCCAGCCCGATGCTTGCTTGATTATAACCCGCCTTCAAAGAAGCATTGGGGATATGGTATTTTTCACGAAAGAAAATTTCCCGATGGGCGTCCTGTACCTGATGATGATTATGCACATATCTTAATGAATCCGTGTGATAATATTGAAAATATATCAGATGAATATCTTGGACAATTAGATCAGCTATCCGGGCGCAAGCGTGATAGATTTAAAGATGGGTTATATGGCGAAGAGGAAGGGTCACTTTGGAAACGTGATTGGTTCAAATATGCGTCAATGCCTGCAGACCTTGAAAGGGTAGCGATAGGCGTTGACCCTTCTGGTAGTAAGACGGGTGCAGAATGTGGTATTATAGCCGCAGGAAAGAAGGCGGGCAAGTATTATGTTATTGAGGATTATTCTTTACAGGGTACGCCGCATGAATGGGGTACGGAAGTAGGTTTTGCTTATGATAATAATAAAGCTGATATAGTTGCGGCAGAGAAGAATTATGGCGGTGAAATGGTTGAATCAACAATTAATCTATCGGGACAGAAAAATATTAATGTTAAACTGGTAAATGCTACCAGAGGCAAGGCAGTAAGAGCCGAGCCGATTTCTGCAATGTATGAAAGAGGCGATGTGTACCACGTTAAACAATTCCCGACACTTGAAGATGAGCTATGCACTACAAAATTTGATGATTTAAAAGCAAGCCCGAATAGACTTGACGCTTTAGTATGGGCGTTGACTGAATTAAGTGGTGCTGATGGTGAACTTAACATAAGGTGGGTATAGTGAAAAAGTTAATCATTGCAATCACAATCTGTTTATCATTCTGTATGCCAGCACGGGCAGGGTTGCTTCCGGGCTTACTTAATCTCGGATTAGCATACTGGGGATTCAGTCAAGAGAATGCTTTTGGGAATGTTGCTGGTAGTGTTTTTGCATTAAGAGGTACAATTCATATTTTAACGATACGGTGGTGAAATGAAATTTATTGACAAGCTATTAAGAAAATACGGTTATGAAAAAGCGTCACGTATTGGCGAGTTAATGCAAGCAATAGGCAATACATACAATCCGACATACGGTGAGAATAAACCCGAAAACTTTGGATTGAATGTTACCGCATACAAGAATGAAGTTTGGGTATATGCTTGCGTATATGTTATAGCGAATACTATTGCAGGGTTGCCTTGGCGATTATTCAAATGGAAGATGCAGGCCGGCAAGCAAGTAAAAGAAACCGTAACAAACGACACGATTGAAACACTTCTTGAACATCCGAATTACAATGACCCGCGCTCAACATTTTACAATCTCATTGAATGGACAGTTGCAAATCTTGAATTGCTGGGTAATGCGTACTGGCTAAACGATGAATTATACGGCGCACCTAAAAGACCGAAAGCAATATTAAATCTGATGTCCTCAAAAGTAACGATAATCAAAGGCGCAACAGCCGGTATGATTAGCGGGTACAGATTCGGCAATAATACGGTTGAAGGACATAAATACTCACTTGACGAAATTACACAATTTATGTATATGTCGCCTGATAATTATTTTTATGGGCAGAGTAGCTTTGGTGCGGCTATAACTTCAATAGATACTTTAAAAGAAGCGCAGAAACAAAACTTAAAAATATTTAAAAATGGTATGAGTATAGATCAGTTCTTTGAAACAGACCAGCAAATAAATGAGTCAACATATAACAGATTAATGCAACAGATTAAATCACGATTTACAGGCAGTGATAAAGCGCATACGCAAGGTATATTAAGTCACGGATTAAAATATAATGCGGTTATGGGCAATCTCAAGGATTTGGAATATATCAATGGTATAAAATTGAGCCGAGAGGATATATGTGCAGTGCATGGCGTACCCCCTTTGCTTGTTGGCATATTAGACCAAGCGAGCTATAGCAATTATGAATCAGCGATAAAAGTATTCTTTTATTTTAATATCATTCCTAAACTGCATAGATTAAATGAAACGATTACCCGTTTAATACAGAAATTTGACAGTAACATATATTTTGAATTTGATACATCAAACGAGGAAGCATTAAAAGAGAATGAGCAATTAAAGGCGACGGCGGCAAATATATATTTCAATATGGGTATACCGTTTAATATTGTCAATCAGCGATTAAATCTTGGCTTTCCTAAAATTGAAGGCGGCGATATTGGTTATCTGCCATTCAGTTTACAGCCCGCTGGTATGGTTACAGAAAACAGCATACCAGCAGAGCCGGTGCAGATACCGCCAGTTTCTGATGATGATGAAGGCAAATCAAAATCAGTTAAGCGTATAGCATATACAAAAGATAGTAAGCTGGCGATTTGGAAGCAGTTTAATCGCACTATGCTTATGATTGAAAAGGGGTACATGAAGATTATACAATCCTTTTTCATGGGCTTGGAAATGACGATATTGCGCAAGCTGGAAACTGGTAAATCTAAAGAAAATCCATATCTTGATGAAGATTATAAAAAAGATATATCAAAAAAGATTAATGTTGATTTATACCTATACGATGAAGCCGATGAAATCAAGCGCTGGAATAAACAAAACAGCAGAGTACATGAATTTGCAATGAAAACGGAAGGGAATCGCCAGCTTATTAATCTCGGATTAGGCGCAGTGTTTGACGTAACGAATCCGGCGGTTGTAGCATATCTTAAAGAATTCGGTTTAGAAAAGGCGGCCGAGGTTATCGGGAGCAATCGTGAGGCGGTCAAGAATGCGCTTATTGCAGGCGTTGAAGCTGGCGAAGGCATACCAGAGCTTAAAAAACGTATTCAGGCAGAATTCACCCCATACACAGACGCAGGGTACAAGGCAGAGAGGATAGCCCGGACAGAGGTTATAGGCGCAAGCAATCAGGGTGCAGTTGAATCGTATAAGCAGGCTGGCGTTGAAGGGTTAAAAAAGGCATGGTTGAATCAGCCGGATGCAAGAGATACGCATATACAGGCGGGTATGGATTACAGCGAAGACAATGCAATCCCGATAGAGGATGATTTTAAGGTGGGTTCTGATAGCATGGCGGCACCGGGTGGCGGTAGTGAGGCGGGCGAAACGATCAACTGCCGATGTACCGTTATTCCCGTAGTAAGCAAGGAATGAAAATGAAAAACTATGCTTATGTAATGGATGAACCATGTAAACATTGCGGAAAAAAACATTATTATTTAACGAATAATCATATCATTATCACTGGCAATAAAGAAGAACTTGAAGAATTAAATATTGCAGGATGTAAGGTAGAATTATTAGATAGAACAAAAACAGATATAAAAGAAACCGATTATGTTTTTAATATTTGGAAAGAATTGGATACAAGCAAAGAAGGAATAGTAAAAAACGTTGGTGGCAGACTGCCTGCGTTCACTTTCGGATATAGTTTAGCTAATATTAATATATCAGATGATAAAAAATTTATTAATATAAAATATAAACATTTAACTGATGAAAGAAACGATATGGGAGAATAAAATGTTTGAAAAGAAAATGAGCAGAGCCGAAGTAATAGAGCTTTTAAATAAATTATCCGATACTGCTATATTAGGTGTATATTCAAACAAGATGTGGGAATATCCGAA